AGTAGGTGCAGTTGTATATCCAGAACCAGAGTTAATAATAGCGATTGATACAATACGACCATTAATAACAATAGGTTGTGCCAGAGCACCTTCACCAGAGTTTAATCTAATTGAAGGAGTTGATGTATATCCAGCACCAGGAGATGTTAGTGTTACACCTGATATAGGACCACGAACTTGTGCAGATGCAAGAGCACCTGTACCGCCACCACCAGTAATTGATATAGTAGGTTGAGAAGTGTATCCTGTTCCAGCGTTCTCTACAAGTATTCTAGTTACTCTACCGTTAGTAACAACCGCTTGTGCAGTTGCACCAGATCCACCACCACCAACAATAGAGATTAATGGTTGTTCTGTATAACCAGATCCCTCATTAGTTACAGCAATAGAGAATAGAGAACCATTAACAGTTACCGTAGCAGCAGCACCTGTACCTCCACCACCAGATATTTCTAATGCTGGTTTTGATCCAGCATCATAGTCCTCTCCATTTGTAAGAATACTAATACTGGTTAAAGGTCCAAATGTTACAACATCAGCAGACTTATAAGACCATGCAGCAACACCATTTACCCATGATCCGATAGGAGTGTTAGGTGCAACTACTGTTCTTGTAGATACTGTCTCAACTGTTCTAGGGAATCTTAGTAACTTACGTTGGTTTCCTGGAATAAGTGCAGATCCTGTAAATGGTCCAACTTTATAGTTGGGTAATCCAGATGCAGCGATGTAAACATAATCACTATTAAAGAAAGAGTTCTGTATGTTAGATGTAAAGAGTGATATAACTTCATTAATAGAATTTACAGTTGACTTACCTCTATTAAGGTCAACTGATAATAGAATATTACCCTGTGGAATGATATCGGTAGGAACAGGTAAGTTATATGTAAAGGTAAACTCATCAAGACGTGATGTTACCTCAAACGTGCCATTATATACAGCAGGGTTAGCACCATAAATGGTAACCTTGTCTTCTACAAGTAAACCATGTGGGTTAGCACAAACAACGTTAGCAATTTGACTTACTGAGTTGTTGTTTTGTGTAGGAGTGATCTGTGTAACAGATATTAATTTCTTAACGTTATATAACCATGAGTTTAGACGCTTATCATTAGCAGTAGAACCTAATGCAGCAACATTTAACTTGTCACCAGGTAGATAATATGATCCACTGTCTTCTAAGACTGTTGTACCCGCTTCTGCGATACCTAGAACGCGAAGTTTGACTTCTGTTGTTAAACCACGGTTGACATATACAAATATGTCAGAGAATATAGTAGTTCCTGGGTCCCAGTCTTCTACTACACCGTTTTTAGAACGTGTACACTCAATAAACTGGTTTAGTGATTTTTCTTTATACTGTACAACCTCAGAATCACCAATAATGATAGTTCCGTTCTTCTCGGGCCACCCAATAGTTGAGTCAACTGTTATTATGTTCTCTGTTGTTGTTAATGGTTCTGCAAGAACTGTTTTATAGGGAATCTTGAATACCCCTGATAATGTTTCTTCTGATATTGCTAATTCATAGATTGTATCTGTACCTTCTATGATTGAAATAACGTTTTCAATCAATACATTAGCATCTCCGATGTTTGGATCAACATCATCAGCAAATTGATTAAGTTGTGAGTTAGGTAAGTTAGCAGGATCACCAGATATCAACTCTGCTCTTAAAATAGTGTCAACTATCCATGAAGCAGCAGATGGTGTGACTAATTCTTCTCTTGGGTAGTAAACATCAACCTGTTCACCGAATAATATCTTGAATAGGTACTGTGCAGCAGTTTTCGTACCCTTAGAGATATAGAAGTCCTTAATAGTCTTAATAACCTGTATCGGATTGACCTGTGAGTAGTCAATGTTGATAGTAGGCATATATTGACGTCTAAACTTGTCAAATACTTGTCTAATGATCTGAGAGTCAAGGTTATGTACAACAGCACCACTTGTATGGTTACTTTGTGCTAGTTGTGCCTCTTTTGCATATATCTGATTACCATAGTTGTCAAATTGTACTACATCAGATACACCACGAGCACAATTAAGGAATGCAGAGGGTTCATAGTAAGAACCAGCACTTAAAATCTTACAACCAGTAATTTCACCAAATCCAACGTCACAGGACGATGCAGCAGATAAAGGTTCGGCTATGTACACTTTGGGTGGCGAACTTTCAGAGTAACCTGATCCAAAACTGATGATATTGATATCAGTAATCTCTCCGTTGAATATAGTCGCTGCTGCCAATGCTCCTGTACCACCGATTGCTTCTCCTAGTGGTCCTTTACGATCATCTACAATATAAACAGAAGGTGCGTCTGTATATCCAGCACCACCAGTCAATAGGTTGATATTGGTAACACTACCGTTAGCAACAGTTACATCTAAAACCTGTGCACCAACTGGTTGTATAATTCTTGCTCTTGGTGGAGTTAAATATCCTCTACCTCTATTATTAATGGTAACTTGAACAACCTGTCCATCAGGTGATACTGTACATGATGCTTCTGCATCAATACCATCAACAGGAGCAGGATCAATGTAAATTGTTGGAGGGTTACTATATCCTATACCTTGTGAAGTAACTGTAATAGAATCAACGTTTAATCTACCCTCACCATCAATAGTAGGATCACTAATTGACGCACCACCTGGGTTTTGGAAAGTGATTGCTGGAATAAAGTCATATCCAGAACCAGAGTCTGTAATAGTAACGCTATCTACCTGACCAGTTGTATCATCAACTGTAATGGCAGCAGTTGCCCTTGAACCGTTGACTAGATCACTAGGGGGTGTGATATTAATAAGTGGAGGGTTATATGATGTATATCCTTGTCCACCACTTATGAGTTGGATGTTTTTGATTCCCGAGACAAGTGATCTTGCAGCTGAGTTGCCACCGACACCAGTCGAACTGTATATAGAAACTTTTGGAGCAAAGTTAAGTTCATATCCTGATCCTCCGTTTTTGATTATGATTGCTTCAATCTCACCATTGACTCCTATCCTCGTAACTGCCTCAGCACCCGATCCAACGGACGGAGAGACGTATTCGATAGACCTTATATGGTAAACATCCTGTGAGGTGATATTTACAAAGAATTTGATCCTTGTGTTGTTGTCAGTTAGTACATAATCGATATATGGTCTTTGTAAAGTACCATTACGATTAATAATTAGACCAATCTCTGAAATAGGTGAATAAGGTTGACTATTATAAGAAATAGGCATGGACTCATTACCAGCAAGAGTCGCAACATCAGGATATTCTAATTTTTTGATTACTGAGTCAGCAAAACCAATATAATACAGAATTTGAGTAAACTCTACTTGGTCTGTACCTGTTTTTGCTCTTGGAGGTGTTGTAAAGACAATTTGAGAACCACTGATTGTATAATCAACAGTTGGTTGCATCATTGTCCCATAAACAGTGACAACAAGGTGATCTGCTGAGACAGGTGAGACTGGGGTGCCTAAGAATTTAAGATCGAAGGTAGTTTTGACTCCATCGAACAATGTTATAGGACTTTCTAGGTTTTGACGCTTTTTATTAAATTCTTCTAGTGAAATTCCTGGTGTTAAGATAGCATCAGGACCACGAACTGTTTCTTGGTAGTATATTACTTCATTGTCAATCATTACCGAACCATCTTTCGGTAAGAATCCATCTATCTGTTCTACTTCAATCTTTTCTACACTTGTATCAACATCTTTAATCAAAATTGTATTAGATGTTAAGATCTTAGGATCATAAGCATCAATATCAAGATATTCAAGTAAATTGTTTAATACATTATACGCACGACCAGTCTTCTCTTGTGATTTGTAGTATTCAAAGAGAAAGTTAACGAGTTGTTGATCTTCATCCCTTATAAACTCTGGGAGTTGATTACTAACTCTGTCCGAAATGTTTATTTTGTCAGCAAACATCTAATTTAGAAACAGGAGTCGATTTCTGGATAGGTAAACGCATCTATCGGGTAATTAATTGTATTTATGGTGCCTCCACCATAGTTCCAACCACCAAAGTTGTAAGGATCAAACCCACTTACGTTTGATGGGTTAGTAATGTAATCAACAGGATAAACTTTCGGATCAAATAACGTAGGATCGACACCTGGTGGGATTGATAATCCATCACCGTCAGGTAATACTACAATAGGAACACGAGTTGTACTGTCAGGGGTATCTGCAATATTTAGCGGTCCAGCACAAACTTTTCCAGTGGCATAATCAACTGTACCAACTGATGAAGAAAGGATGACCTCTTTTTCATTTCTATTAGTAACCATCAATAGGTTACCTTTTCCATCATCACGAAGATTTACTGGTACTAAGGTTTGTGATTCTACTAGGGTACCATTAAATACTGCTGATTCAAGACCACTTGACTGTTGAGACGTAGTAAGGGATCCTGCTGCTTCACCAGCAGCAATTAAGTCTGCTACTTCCTCTGTATAACCAGTTGCATAGAATGAACCAGACTTAACAGATGAGAACTTAGGATCACAATCAGCACCTTCACCACCACCTAATGAACTGGGGTCTGTTAGGACATTACCAAAGTCAAGACACTGAGTAAATACGTTACCAAATGTAAACTGGTCTAAATTCTGACCAATAGTCATCTGTGTCGTTGTACCAGCGATAGCATTATCAGCAGAGTCAATCATACTATTGAATTTTGACATTTCAAGACGACCACCAAATCTGTCATCTCTATTCTGTGAGTTAAACTTGTCAACTGACTTCAAAATAGCAGATGCTAATTCGTTAGCAGACCTTGTTGTACTGTTACCATCAAATGATGGATAGATCTTAGGTGACAAGTAGAAAATGCGTGGATCAACAACTACTGGTTGAATCGACGCCATGGAGTATGCAAGTAGTTGATTCTGAATACGTTTCTTTGTTGTAGTGTTTAAGTTCACACCAGACTTTGATCTGACTGCGATAAACACTTTACCGTACTCAGGGGGTGAGAGTTTCTCACCACCATAGGCAGTTACTGCTGCTGCCTGGGGATAGATGTCTTGAACAATGTGAGCGTAGTCATTCTCTGTAACTGCTCTGTTTTGCGTCGAGAATGCCCTAGGAGCGCGAAACTTAACTGACAGGGCAGATTCCCTCTCCTCTCCACTTTGACTGCTGTCAATCGTTGCTAGGGACATCTGAGAGGGTAATACAGCACGTCCTGTTATATCTACTGCTTGACCTATGAAACTAAACTTATTAGCACCGTTTGCTTTTGGTCCATCAGTAGTAATGTACTCTAATACAATAAACTCATTATCAATTAACTTACGTCCTAGAACTCCATCACCAAATATTACCTTGTATCTAAGATCTTCTGTCTCTTCTAAAAAGTAAACACGAGAAGTTGCAGTCAATGCTGTTACGTTTGATGATAGAGAGTATTCATCAATCTCAGCAGACTGTTCATTTGGTTTTACAGATACTGTAAGTAACTCAGTATCAACTCCCTCAGCAGGAATTACATAGTTTGCCTTAGCAGTGTCATCAACTGTATAATTGAAAGTAACAAAGTTACCTTGATAGATTATGAGTTGAGAGAATGTTGCTAATCCAGTAGTTTGGTCAACCGTTGCTTGTGTGTCTCTTGTAAGAGCATATGTAAATGTCTCACCGTTGATCTCAGATATAAACACATCACCCTTCTTAATAGTAATACTATCAGGGTAACTCTGAGCACCAGGTAATACTGCTGCCTGTGCAGTAATACGAACACATGCTTTTGCTGCTTTTATTGATCTAGGTGTATAGTTTATCTGCTTTGCAATTCTTACAACATTATCTCTTACTGTTGCTGATTCTAAAAACGCTTCATTCATCGACATGTTAGCGGTGAATGCGCTGTAATAAGTATTGTACGCTAATGTGTCTATTAGGTACGATGCACTAGATCCTTCAAAGTCATAATCAGTAAACTCAGGTCTTGTTCTGAGATATGACTTAATGGACTCCTTAATCTCGAAGAAATCTAATGACGTTAGATTCGATGGGGTGGCAGGCATGTTATGTTCTCTCTAAAAGGAATTCAACCACTTGTGTTTGTGGTTGTCCAACGATGGCATACTCAATACCAACGTCTATACTATGTTCATCCTCAGAAAGTCTCACGTCAACGTCAACCAACTCTACTCTTGGTTCTAATCGTTCTATTGTGTTTGATATTTCATCTTTCAAGTCTTCTGACATGAAAACATCAAACGGTTCAAATAATAGACCTCTCACTCTTGACCCAATGGTCGGTTGGAAAGGTCTTTCACCAAAACTTGTCAATACAAGGTTCCGAATCGATTGCTTGATAGCATTTTCGTTTGTTACTGCTGAGAAATCATTAGTATTAGGATTTGCTTCAAAAGAAACCGCTAAATCTTTGAATCCACGAGATAAGAACTTTTCTGATCGGAATCTGTATGTCGACATTACGATTATTTAGTCGTTACAGTTTTATTTATAGCAGTTTTAGCGACCTTGCCCTCTATACTTCTTTTTCGCCTTATTTCTCGACGTAGCACTGACTTTTGTGTTCTGTGACGCACCCTGTCTTGTCTTTTTTGGGATTGTGTCCGAAACTACCTGAGATCCGAAATTTCCTGTCTTTGTTCTGACTGGCATAACTTAAAAATAGAATATTCTATGATGATAGCACATTTGGTGACCCATATGCAACCACACTGTTACATGGATAACTATATGCCAACGTACCTACCCCCAGAGGGTCTAGAACACGTCCGATTGGTAACTTAGTAACATATACAGTCAAAGAGGTCGCAAATAAGATTCTTATATGACCTACACCACCCATATCTTCTGCTGTAAGTATGCTACAAGGGATTGGAGTCGGAACTGGGCATAAAGATTTACCACATGGGCACATATAGATGATAATATTGGTACATGGTGAAATATGTGGTATGAATCTATCACCAAATGTCATTGTAGGCAACCCATTGGTCAATACCATCGCTTTCAATGGACTAAGTGGTCCAAAAGGCACCAATGGAGTGGGTGGCCACCAACATGTCCACTCTTTTATCTTAATAGTATAAGGAATAGGTGGTGAACCACAAGATTGCACAGAGTGAACCGTACTTGGGATACAAATACCGTGTCCCGAGCAAGGTAAACCTGTAATAGGTGCTACTGGTAGTAAAATTCCTGCTGCCATTATTGTGTCATGTCCGTTGCGGGGTTAGATGAGAAATCAGAAACTGGATTGTTCGCTATTTCTGCTTCATAGTCAAAATCAGGGTCATAATTTTCTCTCCATGAGTCATCCTCAAATTCTAGGTCGTTAATATCGCGTGCTTGTGATTTTAACAGTTCAGCATCACCTGGATCATACGACGATTTGTGAACTCGACGTCTTCTCAGTGGAGGTTGTGGATTTATCTGTGCAGGAGACTGACCAAATGCCTCTCCTTCGCATTCTGCGAAAAATGGGTTGCCCATATTCTGCACTGCTTGCCCAAATGCGATGTTAGAGCCCGTGTTCCAGTTTTTCACGTTCATGGTTCCTGTATATGGTCCCATACGCATACCAAGTTGCGTAAACATACGCGGATCAACAGCAACAGAGATGTCATTGACGTATTCAAGACCGCAAGCATTGTTATTATTGAATCCAGAAGTCCCATAAGAGGCACTTAGGGTTCCTGTGCATGGACTAGACCCGCAAGTGTACCCATTGTACAGTCCACTGCTAGTCCAGTACCCTCCTCCTGCTGTTTTACCTTGCGTATTGTTGTTATTGTAGTACGCAGAGTAAACATCTAGCACTCCGTTAGCATTATTACCGTGTCTAAGGTATGTATCCCAACATTCATTAGGTGGAACTCCGCCAGAAAGTGCAGAAACTGAAATTACATTGAATGTTTGGGAGAAAGGGTCTCCACTATTGCTTACACTCTTAGTAGAATGGACAAAATTGTTACCTAACCAGAGTTCAAGTTGCTGTACTTCCGAAAAATCACCCGCATCCCAACTAAAAGTGTTCTCATCAAGTCCAACTGGTACGAAAACCACGTCATCTGATCCGCTAGGTGCCCAATAACACCTTCCTTCAATGTCCTGACGAGTGCATCTCCACATTTTCTTCTTATCTCCACTATCAATGACAGGTCTAGTCGCTTGAACTTGGGGTCTTGCCAACTTTTGCATGAATTCCATGAATGCTTCACCCTGTGGACCTGTTGTTTTACCCTCAACAGACAAAGAAACCTTAAATGATGCGTTGTCACCCTCTGCTGCACAGTATTTGTAGATCATCCACCCAAAGTTCTTACCAGTATCATCATCAACATAGGGACAAGGTAGGTCTTGGAGACGTGTAACGGTCTTAAACTTGGGTTGGGCTATGGAAATACACTCATCACCACTGTTCCACCCGTACAAATCGCTCAGAGAGGTCGTAGACTCGTCAGATGTGGTTGCACCACGTTTCATTTCTGGGTATTGATTCTCCATTACACTCTTAAAACTGCTATTGACCTCTATAATGCCTTGTACAGTCTCTACTGGGAACAATGCTTTACCTACAACTGATGGCATTTCGATGTTTACACACCCTGCTGGTAAGTTATTGCAAAGTTTAGTCTTCTCAACGTCGTCAGGACTGGTCATCTTGATGTATCCAGTGGGATATTCAGCAGTGAACCCTTCCATCATGCTTTCAAATGACCCCATGACACCATCATCCATGATAGAAAGTTGATTTTCTTTCGCTCCACTCTTTGTACGCACCTCTCCTTTGATACCAGTGACCTCTTGTGACCCCTGTGAGGGTTCTACACCAGTTCCGCGCATCCTTTCAGTAAGGTCTTCGGTCTTTTCATTAGCATCTACGGTACCTTTGAACCCTTTTTGCTGTTGTTTTGTATTAGGACCACGCATTTTATACTGCTCATCCTCTGTTTGGATGATCCAAACCTTTGGTTTGCGGTTAGGATCGGTGTCATAACCGAATCCACGGTCTCTAATCACGATTTCATCTATTGCTCCGTCGGCAGTTAGTGATAAAATCTCCACTTTTGCCTGTCTGAACTTACCTTTCCTCCTATGTTCCGCACTAATTGTCCTTACTTTTGATCTATCGTTCATAGATACGCTCTGTTCATCCACATCTGGTTCATCATCTGCACCAACAATCTGTGTATTTGAGTCTTTTCCGTAAGGAACCTTCGTCTCACGCTCGTTCATATCACTTTCTATGCTTCTTTCCGAGTCTCTTTGGTTCTCTTTGATGCTATTGAAGGTAAAATTGTGCTTAGTTCCGTCAGGATTGTCCAATGTAGAGGTAGGAGAACGCAAAGGTGCACCTTCCCAACCATCTAATTGCCTCATATTCTCTTTTACGTTGTCCATTGACCCACCTTCTGTGAGTTGTGCGGGTTCTTCTATGACAATTTTTGGATTTATGTACCCTCTTCCACCGTTGATTATCTGAATTGACTGAATTTCTCCGTTCTTATTGACGATACACTCCACATCTGCGATATCAATCGACTGTTTACTGACTAATGCGGTCTTATCTATCTCAACTCGGTAGTAAGATATGCGTTTAGGGAACTCATATACTCCAAAGAACCCTGCTTTGTCCGCTATTCCATACCCACATATGACTTGTGCCTCTTTTCCGTTCTCTCCATTTGCAGTTATGACCTGTTGATAAGTAAATTTCTTGCCCTCTCCCTTCAATTCTAGATATCCTGCTCTTAGTTTGTTACCAAAATATGCAACTTCACTAATTTCCCACCCATTTACGGTGTCACCTACGCTAAATGAGTCACCAAATCGGGATGTGTAACGGAAAAGTATACGTTTTGTGTCTGTGTCGACAGTTTTGAACGACTCATTAACACCAGTTCCGCCAGGTGCACCTGTAATTGCCATCTTAGAACGTGTAGTTTTCCAAGAATCCTCTCTAATCTCATAAAAATGTGAGTAATAGTCGTAAGTAAGGAGTGATTCATTGCACAAACAGTTACTACCTGACTTTTGGTTAGGGCAACAGTTACGATTTGACGTTGCATACTGGATTCCAAAGACAGGACCCTTCCATGGATAGGAAGTATCGTACACATAATAGGTAAATTGACTATCAAAGAGAGTATGAAACTCCAAATATCTCGGAACTGCTGCTTTGACTGCTCCACTTTTACCATAGACCCACTCAAATAATGCATCTGTGTTTAAATTTGGGCAGAGAGTTGGATCTCCCCAACCAAAATTAGGAAATGCAGAGGTTGATGGAGTTCCTTTCCAACGATTATTACGTCTTTGAGTCGGAGTTGGGTTGAGTGGACCAGCATTTGCATCATATTGATACTCATAATTCTTCTGAGTATAGATTCCAGCACCAGTTGCGTCCCAATTATACCATCCTGCTCTCGTTCCATAGGATACTGGACTACCATAACCAGTCGGTCCTATGATTCCTTGGTCTCTTAGTGTCTTTCTGTTACCTTGTCCTAGATCTTCTAGGAAGACATACCCTACAATACCCACATATGTGTACTCTTGATCACGAGGATCTCCTGGGTTAGGTACTCCTGCAACGTTTGTCTGTAAATTTACTTCTCTTGTAGGGTCTGCTGTGTAGAAGTGATCTCGTGAACTGTTGTTTCTGTTCTTATAATACTCGTATAGTGGCACTGCTGTCTCACCAGTGTCAGCATAGGTCGATGCATTTGATGCAGATGTATAAATGTATCCAACTGTGCCTACATTAACATACCCACTTAGGTATGAAGATGATGTACTGAGTGCACTATCTTTTAAAGTTGCGTTATACCAATGATATAGTTGTGTACTGCCAGTCACATTTGTGCCTGACATGTAGAATACTGCTTGACCGTTCCTTGGTTCTTTGTTATATGAATTTGCTAAGTTTCTTCTATTACCTCTTGTGGCACCAGGGAAGTCCTCTGGATATCTGAGTTCACTATTAGCAGTAAACTTGTGATCTTGGTTACCACCATCAGAACGATAGAAGCGATGGATTCCTACTCTTTCATTATCACAGTTACCTACACATATCTCTTCCTGATTGCCAATGTAATATACCTTGTCCTGACCGAAGATACTAGATCCTGGACCGTCGTCATTAAACGTTATGTTGTAGTTGGTGCCAGGTCCCGAATGAAACTTATGTGACTTGTATCTACTAGAACTAGGTCTCTCCCAGTTCTGTTGATATTCGCCTCCTGCATCTACGTTTGGGAATCCTCTACCTGTTTCGAGGATGTATATTGCCATTAAAGATTATCAACACGGTCTTCCAACATATTTATCTTCATATAGATATCATCTAAAAGTTCCTTCATATTGAGGTGATCTTCATACCCATCTGGTTTATACTTTATCATGTCTGACCCTGGTGGAGGCATCTTACCCATAGCACCTTCTATTGTTACTATACGAGCAGCAAGGTTCTCCAATGCCTTGGAGATCATATCCATGTGTTCTTTATATGCGTCTAAGAATTCGTTATCATTCATTATTCAAATGGAATTGACATCATCATTTCATTAGAAGGTGAACTCTTCTTACAGTAGTCCATTGCTTCCTGTGTATATATGTCCCATGCCAGAGCAATCCTTGTTTCACTGACTGTACCTACTCTATGCTCTACCCAAGAAGGAAAGATCGTAGTCATACCAGGGATAGGGGCAGGAGTTAGGTTGCCACCATATAGAGAGTATCCAGGAATGTAATACTCAGTAGGTGTCTTACTATGTGTAAGTAACATATTACCCGACAAGAAAGTATTCTCATGAATACTATGATGATGAGTTGGTAAGTGCTGCCCGACAGTAAGTTTATGAATCCAACCACGAATCCATAGTTTCTCAGGCATCTCTACTTCAAGTATATCACAGAATGCCCCAGTCATCAAGTGGATCTCAGGTAAGAGGTTATTTTCTGTTTGCTCATCAAAGAAGTTATACGTTGCCCACGGACGTTTTTCTTCTTCCCATTGTTCTAGGATTTTTTTACATTTCTCTGGTTCTACCTGATCTAACCACATCGGGCAATCGAACCTTGGAGCAAAAGGAGTCTTAGGTTCCCAACTCCTAAAATGATACATTCTTGGATCATCGTATTTTACTCGTCCTGCACATGCTTCGACTCCGAACCATTGCATCTGTTGATTCACGCTCTTCATAACGTTAAGGGGTTATTTTTCTGCTTTTCTTAATATAATACTTCCGTCGAGTTCCTCAGTATATTCTATCTCGGTTCCTTCGTACCATCCCAATTCAGTCATTAACTCTGCTGGGAATGTTATCGACATGTCACCGAAATCATCAACCTCAACAGGTAATGTGAATCGTCTGCTCATATTGTTACAAATGTGTGTCATCATTATATAGGATTTGTATAGTTTGCAACATGTGGGGATCTGAGAACAAGTTCTACTGCCCTCAGTAAATAACTATCAACTTCTTTAATGTCTACTATGTTACTTGGATCTAACCATGCATGATGGAGCATATAACCATGTCCTAGGTAAATGCCACTGTGGTTACACATTCGCCCATCCTTACTCGCATAACCGCCTTGTAGGGGATTTAAGTACAGTTTCATGACAATCATATCACCGAACATCAGATCATCTAAACTAGGTGGTGGTACATCCCTGTCTCCCTCATAGACATGTATTACACCATCCTCCCATCTGTCTGCCTGATCAGCGATAAACTCAGGCATAAACAATGCCTTCTTATTAATATTCGGATAGTCTCTCAGGTTTAGATCAAAGAACTTTTCATAGAACTCCATGCATATACCATAACAATCACCAACCTTCATCTTCCCCTTAATCCATGGTCTATCCACCCACTGACAATAAGTCTTCCTCATCATCTCCATTGACGGTCTCTCGTAGTCCATAGTGGTAGTCATCTGTGTCTCCATAGCGTTCCATGTGTCCTCTCTCTACACTGAATACCCTAGTAGACACTTTGAAATCTGGCATCTTAGGATTCTTAGGTGTAAGAGAGTTATCATATATTCTTAACCTGTTATTAGGATACAATGCAAATTGTCCATTGTCAAGTTCTATTAAGTTATGACTCTTGTGTTCAGCAGGAGTCTCAGCAGTACTGTAATCGACTCTATCTATATCCTCATGATAATTATCCAGTGTAACAACGTACTTACCATGCATATTCCCATAATCTCTACTGTATATCTCATAATCCATACTTCCTATAAACTGTTTACATATAGCAGTCACCCCATAGTCCATACAATTCCAGAACTGTAAGTTAGGTAAATCCATATCAGGAGAAGGTGTCTCAGGGCGACTGACGAATGCACTGATAGGTAACTTATCATATATGGCAGCATACTCAGGAAGGTATGTCTCAAAGTAGAATGCTCTACCAGGCATACTCTTAACAGATACCCACACACCAGGGGTAAACTCACCATGACCACTCTTGAAGTCTGTAAGGTATTCTTTCCTTACCCAGACCTCCTCAGCAGGCATGTTACTAATTAGTGAAGACATAGGGGACTATTTTCTACCTGGGGAATTTTTTGTATATAGACTTGCACGAACAATCGAATTATATCTACCCCTCTGGGATACTTTTATAGCTTATCATCTAGGAACCCTTTTATATCGGCAACCCAATATAATAACAAACATCACAAATTAACTGTCCTAAGTGTAATTAAATAATCACTGTAATCCATTGGTATGACTACGTTCTTAGGTGTTCTCTCTGTGATACATTCAGTAGGTATGCACTCCTAAACGCTCTAATCCCTTGGTATGACTGGGATCTCTCACTTTATTTGTTTATACTAACTGATTTCCCACTAATTAACAACAACTGTGTACCCACTAATTGTTATTAACTGTGTATGTGTTAAGTATCATTAAATGCTACATCATAACATAGACCCTCCATAATGAAATATTCACATACTCTGCTATACTGGTGTAACTCCTCCCTTAACTCTGTATCTATTAGGAACTGGATAAGGTCTATCTGTTCATCAGGTGGTAATCCTCCTGTATCGTATAAATCTAATAGTAATTTGTACTTAGTCGGCATAGGTGTTGATTGTATGTAATAGCATCATGCAATGCAATAGAGTAATTAAAGAAATTACCCATTGGTTCGCACCCTGTGTAGTTATACCGCCAATAGTACCCACTAGCACCCCTCCCAACTATAATAGAAACAGGGGGAACTGTCTCCAATACAACAGGGGGAAATTCTACCGAATGAGTCAAAGAGGGCAAAACGGTCAGGGCAAAGTATGCTCATTATATATTATTGCATATTATACCAAGGAAGTCAACGAGGGCAAAAAGGTCAGGGGGAACTGTGTGAAATCGCTCGTATTACTTGACAACTCTCGCCTGATGTGTTACAGTCCGAGGTAGCAATGTACCGAGACCTATTGAACACACACATAGATTTATTCATACATTTTAAATAGGTATCACATTAAAGGTTAATGTTATCCTATTGTCTGTGGGGTTGCTGTCAAATCCATGTGTTAGGTTAGATGGATAAATCACAATATCCCCTGCTGCGTAAGGGATAGTTGCTTCCTGTAAATTAAATGCGGTCATGCTCTCGTATGGTAGCATCATTATAGGATATGTATTAGAAATGGTGTTTCTTTTAAATTTCAAATATGAGTGGGCATCTTTCTCGTATGATATAAAATAAGTGCCTGAGAATAAGCAATTACTGTGTTCATGTGGTGCATATATCGCTCCCTGATGTGCAACTTCTAGGTAACAGTCGCTTATCTCAAAATTACTTGCATAGTTCAATCCGCTTTGATTATGCTTTCTTGCCACTTCTAACAGTAATGCCTTTAACTCTGGTAAATCTGTTAAAATTTGGTTAGTTTCTCCTATTTGCTGTATATTGTGACTTATTGCCTGTCTGTCATGCTTTACGAAATCTTGATTTCTTGCCCACTTCAAAACATCATCAACAAGTGCGGTTGCTGAATATTTTGTAACTGGTATCATGAATAACCCATAAGTCTCGAAATCAATCGCTGTTTCGAGACTATCGGATAAGTTAATAGTTTGGTTAGAGTCAGTCATTAATGATAAAAACTATAAGGTGTTTGCTCTGTCTGGTCATGCGTATTTATGACTTCATCAAAGCAACTTTCCATGTCCTCTAATATTTCTACTAAGTCCTCTGTGTGTGCTGTGTAGTCGAACTGATGCCACTCTAACTTTTGAAAGTCGTATAATGGGTCTCCGCCTTGGGAAACCTCTCTGTAATACATATAACCATCTTCTGCGTATGCTTCAAATGTACAGTCATCATAATTAAAAATCATTGTTATTGCTCCTTACTGAAATTTTAGGTTTGGTACTTCGGTAGAATAGATTGTATCTCCGTATAGTGTGTTGTAGCGAAATAATGGGGATAGTTTCTGCTCTGGTGTTAGGTTATCTGGGTATAGTACATTGAAAAATGTTGATTTATCGTTTATTAATAGGTCGATTGCGTTAGATACCATAGTGCGAATCTGCGAATATGTCGCTCTCT